TTGTTTCACACTCCCGCCACTTGCATCTGCATCTATCGGCAGCTTGTCACAGTCTACGCCGTACTCTTTCCGTAGGTACTCCACGGCGTTTGCTGCCGTGATGTCCTTGTCCAGTATCGACAAGGTAAGCATACCCTCGATAGCATCTAACGCTCGCTTTAAACGCACGCCCCGCCACCCGAACACTCGGTCAAGCGTTACGAGCGTTACAGCGATTCCTTGGACTGCACCGTCACGCAATGCCTGCTCCTGCATCTCTGTATACGACGCTTCGGAGATACGGACAGCATAGCGGTCTTTCTTTGCATTCATTTCTCCACTCCCTCACCGTAAACGTAAAATCTCATAGAGTTTGCCAAGCGGTGTTAAAGCCAGCCATAAAACACCGGTTACAATGTCCCAGATTTGCAGCACCACATACAGCAGCATCTCCATAGCCAATCGACTTATAAACTTTACCTTGCTGTCGATATAAGTCCGGTGCTTACGCCATACGTGCCACATCTGCGACACCTCAAAGATTTGATCTGCGGCATGATAGCAAAACAGCCTCCGCTTGATTTTATGCTCCTTGCCGCAAAGAGTGCACCGCATTTTGATGTGGTTTGAGATTATCATGTTTTCATCACCTCGTTCCAGCATTCTTCGCAATTGCCTTCGCCGGCTTCGCACAGCGTTTCCCCGTCCGTCAATCTATAGCCAAAAATGCTCCTTCGGCAGATACTGCTACGGTCAATGTGCGGAAACGCATCTTGCGGGATATTTTCTTCAAAATATTCTTTGTATGTTTGGCTTCCGTTGCGACGATTCCACGCCTTGACCGCTGCTTCTTCGTTTTGGGTAAAAGTAAAAGATCGGGAGCGTGCATAGCATTTCTGGCATGATATATAATACTTCAATTCGCCTGTTTCAGTTTTTGCCATGTTCTTTTTCGCTTCCCCGCCACAAAAAGGGCAGGGTTTCAGTTTCGATTCGTTGCTCATTTATACTCCCTCCGTTTCTGTATTTACTTTCCTGCCGCAGTGCGGGCAGTAGTCGTACAAGTCAGTGCAGTTGAGTATGTCACACACGTTAAACCCACAATGCGGGCATTTTGCGATCGGGATTTTTACCCGCTTTCCAACACGATCGATAAGACCGCAATTCAGCCACTTTCCCAACGTGCTAGACCGCAGTTGCATCAAGCGGCACACTTCCCAGCGTTCAAGGGCTGCGGATTCACCGCTTTTTTCCGGTGTGGACAAAAATTTGCCGGTCTGCTGACCGCATTTTTTGCACCGTACATAGCTAAAAACCGAAATTCCTTCAGTCTCCGTGCATAGCACCGCTTCACCTCCGCAGATTTTGCACGGCTTTAACCTCAACGTCAACTCTGCCATACTACCACCCACCTTGCCAAAATCACGGCAGCAGTGCAGCATGACATAAGCACGATTTTTGCCGCCTGCCGTTTACCAGCTGCCCGCAGACACTTTGCGATCAGCAGACCACTTCCAATCAGTAGAAGATATGTAACAGCTACCTTTGCCATTTTTCACACCTCCTGCTCCGTGTGATCTCCTGCAAATGCTGCGGAAATATTCTTGGTTTGCTCGTAGATGTCCTGCCGTGTCACTGGCTTTTCCGTGTCAGCTGCTCCGTCATCGTCGCTTTTGTCTTTTTCAAAAGCTGTTGCATAGCTCTTTGCAGCATTCCACAATTCTTCCCGATCTTCTGGGGAAAAGTCGCGTAAGTAAGAGGAGCCGGTCAACGCGATATACTTATCGACCATATCATCGTGCAGCAAATCCAGCTTGCCCTGCAAGCTTTCGATTTCCGCGAGTGTCGCTTCCGCTTTTTTGCACTTGACCGCCCGCCGCATCATATCATCGACGAGGTTTTGACCACCGATCTGCCATATCAGGGCGACATCTGCATCGCAGCAGATTCCGGGGTAGTTCTCACGGATAAAGCAGAGTGCTGTAAACTGCTTTTCTGAAAACGGTCTATCAGTCATTCTTTTCAATTCTTCTTCGTTCATGCTTCTTGATCTCCTCTCTCCGCATGTCTTTCTCGTAGTACTCCGACATATACTTGCCGTAGCTTACGCCGTGGGCTGCTGCCTGCTTGATGCACCAGTCCAGCGAGCCTTTTTTGAAGTTCTTTTTCCGTGGCGGCATTTTATCTTCTCCTGTGCTTGTGGTTTTCCCATTTGATTTTCGTCGCGTTGCCAGCTAAAAAGATACTGGGGTCTGTCTGTGCATCGTGCAGGCGTTTTTGCCGTATGTCCTCACGCTGCCGGTTATACTCCGCGTATCTGTCGCACTTGCTGTGGCAGCCGACCTCTCTATCCTGACAGTCTTTGCATGGTGCTGTCATGATTGTTCTCCTAAGTTGGTATTTTGCTTTTGATACGGTTTTGGCAGTGCTGCCCAGTAAAGCACCTCAAATGGCTGTAAGCCTTGGTTTATACGCCACCCTTCGCACGCTGTCAAAAACCCGGAAGTTGTGTAGATCTCTTTTGACCTGCAATCCATTACAGTCAGCAGCACCAAACGATAGCTTGGCGGCGTAACTTCGTTTGCATCAATCCATGCGATTGATACCAGATGTACTGTTACTTTTGATGTTGCCATGGTGTTTTCCTTTCATTCCATTTAATTCCATATTCTCCGATATAACCTGTGTCTGGGTTTGCATCTCCTGCTCCGATGGTAAAGGGCATATCGATTTCGTCCAATATGCAACTCTCATCATGATAGATGTCATAATCTTCATGCAAATAATACTGCTGTACAACTTGCTTTCCGTACTTGTTCGTGTGCGTTTCCCTGTAAAAGACCATTTTTCTGCCGCAAAACGGGCATGGTCTTAGTTTTTCACCTAAATTCTTTATTGGTTTCTCGCCGTCCTCATTTTCTATTTGCCGCTTGTTCCAGTCCAGACAAGCCTTGTACTTGTTTTCAAACCAATTTCCGCAGCTGTTGTGTACTCCACATTTGCTGCAAAACAGCTTGTAACAATGCTCAGGGTTAGGATCTTTGTCAATATTCGCAGTATCTGATATTTTCGGAACAGCACCGCATACTGCACACCGCATCAGATGTTCCACCAGTTTTCCCATGTTACCACTTCTCTTGTCCTTTTGCGATCGGGATTTTTACCCACTTTCCGCAGATTTTGCACGGTTTCAACTCAATTTCTTTCACACTTCGTCCTCCCTTCCCGCCATTTCCACCAGCTTTAGGCACATCGCTGCCAGTTGGATTGCTTCATACGCTGCATACTCCGCAGAGCCTGCCAGATACTTTGCGTTTATGACTGCACCATCTTTATCGTCCTGTCTGGTGTCACTATGTAAGTCCTCGAAAAGCTTTCTGCAGACTTCCGCTTGTTCTTCCAGTTCTTCCAGCTCCTCGCGGATCACGCTTTCCGCCTCGTGCAGGCTGTGGAACTTTTCCTCATGCTGTGACTTGCTGAACTCCAGTTCATGACCGACCAGCTGCGGCACGGCGGTTCTTGTAAACTCACTTATCATTTTCTTCTCCAATCTCAAAATGAATTTTTGCAACTTCTACGCATGCCAGATACTCTTTCGCATATTTGCTGCTGCCGTGTGTCTCTTTTACCTTCTCCGAAAATTCTTTCAGACTGCCTTTGAAACAGCCACAACACACATAAACATCTCCGTTTTTGGTCCTGAACATGGTTGTATTTCTGTTCTCGCTGCCAAATCCTTTGAAACAGATATAATCTGCATCGCCGGAAACCCGTGCATTGCCGTAAACCCAGGCATCGCCGTAAACCCGTGCATCGCCGGAAACCCGTGCATTGCCGGAAACCCGTGCATCGCCGTAAACCCGTGCATCGCCGGAAACCCAGGCATCGCCGTAAACCCAGGCATCGCCGGAAACCAAGGCGGTGCCGTAAACCCGTGCATTGCCGGAAACCCGTGCATCGCCGTAAACCCGTGCATTGCCGTAAACCCAGGCGGTGCCATCATGTGACAGGTTTTCTTCTTTTTCGATATAGCCTCCCAAATCTCCAGCTGTGACATCACCAAAGCTTATAAGTGCCTTGATCTGGAATAACTTTTCTCCAAATCGCATTTTCGTATTTGTTGTTAACTCGTACTTTTTCATTTTCCTTACCTCGCATTCTCAAAAAATATCACATCGTATCCTCTGCAGTACCGTTCTTCAAAAAGCTTTCGCTTGAGGATATACACTTCATCTTTCCGCGTCGCTTCCGACTTGACATCTTCCACAGTCAGCACGCCGTTTTGCCGATACGCAAAATCCGCCACATATCGCACTTCCCGCTCTGATCTCCACGGGTACTTGTGCTTCCCGATCAGTATGTACGCTGGCTGTATCTGCAAGTCTGTGATCTCGCCGCGTTCCAGCATCTGATGCAGTTCGTTGCACCGCCACGCCTCTTTCTTGCTGTCGTGGACATGTCCTTGTCTGCACTGCATCTTGCTGGCATTGTACTTGCTGCGTTTCATGATTTCACCTCACCTCCCCATTGCTCTGCCATCGCTTTTGCAATCCCCGAAAAAGTTTTGCTCCTGTTTTTTGCTCTGTCTTTTGTAAAAAGCCCTTTATGCTTGGCATCGTGCTTATGGCTGTAGCTGCCAGACGGGCACCATGTCCCCACAGGATCCACGATGTCCGTCGGCTGTAACGGCGGCAGATTTTTAAGCCACAGACACGTCCGCTTGCTATATGGGTGCCCGTACTCATACGGCTGTATCGTCTGCGTGTACTTAGGCAACTCATATATGCGGCTTGGGACGGGATTTTCGACACAGATTCTTGGGCAATCCGCACCCAAAAAACGCATGAAAAATGCCTTGCCTTCCAAGCCTTTTTCGTACCTCTCTTGATTGAGTACATGACCTTTCCAAAGGTGCCGTGCTCCGGCATTGCTGAGATATGTACACGGCGGATGTGCTATCAAAAGGTCCCATGTGCCGTCAATCCGATGTTCCACACCGTCCATGGTTGTGACGATACAGCTACCGTCAATGTACGGCAGCACATCGCCTTGTATATGCCACTCTGGGTGTCCACCAGAGCACTCCTGAACGTCGCAGCTGTATGCTTCGTGTCCAATCTGTCTAAACGCTGTGCACACTCTCTGCGATTCCTCACATGCAATCAACACTTTCATTTTTTATTTCACCTTTTCGCCCGCCGTCCCACCGCAAAAAATTCACTCGTTGTAGATAAAGCTTGCATACGCTTCCGCGTTCTCGCTCTGCCTGTCGCTCTCTCGCTTCTGCTTGTCTTTGACTTCCCATGCTCGGAAAACCGCTTTCCAGTTCTGGACTGGTTTCCCTCCGGATTGCCATCCTTGCTCCTGCATAGTCCGATAAAAAGCAGATGCATCACACCCTGCACCGATCTCTGCAGCGTATGCTTTGACTTCCTCCTCCGTCGCTGTAGCAGTGCAAGAAAGAGAGGAGGAAGAAGGAGGAGAAAAAGATTCTTTATCTTCTTTATCTTCTTTTACTTTCTTATACTGCTGCCCTTTGCCTGCCCTTACCCTGCCCTTACCCTGCCCTTTTCCTGCCGTTTTGCCTGCCCCTGACTGGAATGTATCATAATTATTTATCGCAAATATGGTGTATTTCGGGTATTTTGTGCGTGCCACTTCCCCTGTCGCTTCAAGGTGGCTTATCGCAGTCCGCAGTTGCTTAACTGACAGCCCTGTTTCTTTTGCCAAAACGGGGTAGCTGCTCACTCTGCTGCCACGTTTTACCGTGATGCCGTGCCACTTGCTGTCCTCGATGGATACTGTCAGCAGCAGATGTAAAAACACAACTTTGGTGTTGACATCGTCGTACCACTCCCATTTCAACAGGCTGCGGTATATCTTGACATACCCATTTTCCAGCATGCCACATCACCCTACCTTAAAACGGCAAGTCGCCGTCGCTGATAATGTCCTCGAACTCACTGAGATCGCCCAGCTGCTGCATTTGCTGTGGCTGCTGTACGTCTTGCTGGTATGAGTGCTGCACAGGAGCGTTCTGCGGCTGCTGTGGGCTTGTCTGCTGCTGTGGGGTGTAGTTTTGCGGCTGATTCTGCTGCGGCTGATATGGGGCGTTCTGGGCGGTTTG